TTTTAATTACGCAATAGGCAATCAAAATAATTATGTATTTTATTTTCAAAATATATTTACCTTTGCGCTATGACCTATTATATAATGAGCGATGGCAGCATTAAGCAAGCAACTGAGGTGCTTGCCAAAGAGCTTATAAAACGGGGCGCAAGAGAATTAAAACTAACACCCATACCAATAAATTATGAAACAAGAGGAAGCACTGGAGCTATTGAAGTTCCTAAATCTCGAGGAGGCAACCGACCTCGAAGCGGCAAAAGAAAAGTTCCAAGAAAATTGGATTAAGCAAGAGGAGGTATCTTCTAAAATCGGCAAGCTCACTGGCACTATTGCCAATGTTACTCGCAAAGCGTTTGAGCCTTTCGGCATTGTGCTGACTGATGAAGATTTCAAAGGGCAGAAAGTGGAGGAGGTAATCCGCAACGCATCGGAAAAAGCTAAGAGCGAATACGAAAAGCAGCGCGAAGATTGGGAGAAGCGAGCATCAGGCAACGGCAGTGAGGCTTTAATCCAAGAGTGGGAGAAAAAGTACAAAACACTTGAGCGCAAGAGCAGCGAGCTTGACTCTGCTCGCCAAGATGTGATGAGCCAATTCGAGCAGTATAAGACTCAAGTTGCAACCGACATCAAGACAAGCAAGATTAACAACTCATTCGAGAAGGAGCTTGCCAATTTGAAACTTGACCCAACCGTAAACGAGTACACCATTCGCGGCTTTAAATCTGCGGTCACTGAGAAGTATGCAATCGATTTAGAAGATGATGGAGCATTCATTGTTAAAGATAAAAAGACGGGCGAGAGATTGAAGTCGAAAGAAAAAGCAGGCTCATTCTTAAGCGTATCAGATGTGCTATTGAAAGAAGCAACAGAAGCAGGCATTATCCAAAAGAATCCGCACGCAGGAGCAAAGTTCCCTAAGCAAACGCCATTCACTCCAATACTTGAGCAAGTGAATAACAGCAAGCTAAGTAAGATTAACCCACGATTTTATACCAAGTAACTATGCCACTATACGAAGGCTACAATGTAACAGCATCGCAGCGCGAAGGTAAGAAGTATAAAGCGGTTGATGATGAAGGGAACGAGGTGCATTTTGGCGCATCAGGTTATACAATTAAGCCGGGCAGTGATGCAGGCAATTCTTATTGTGCTCGAAGCGCAGGAATTGAAAGCAAAAAGTATTCTCCGAATTGGTGGGCAAGGCAGCTATGGTCTTGCGAAGGTAGAATCTCAGTAAGCGATAAACCTTTTTTCGGTAAAATAGAACTTCCTTAAATTCTTAGCGTATAGTGTAGCGTGATGATTGATGTTTTTTAAGTGCTGAGCGGTAAAAGTTCAGCACTTTTTTTTACCTTTGCAATTCTCTATGTGTAGTCGGCAGGACTTTAGCTGCAACCAGTAGGCATCACCGCATCAGCCTTTAGAATTTGATGCACTAATTTGAAACTACAAACGACTATTACTATGTCTATTTCAAGAATACTATCCGAGTGCCCAAATGTACAAATGTCATTGGGCGAATTATTTATCGAAGTTGGTCAACGCGAGCAACTGCCTTTCTTAGAGTTCTTATTGTCTCCTGAGAATGTAAAGTTAATCAGAACAGAAGTTGCACCGGGCAACGGAAAACTTAAAACTGTTCAAGCTCGTTGGATTCAGCGTTTGCCTGAAACGGAAGTTGAGGAAGGTGGAAACATCTTAACTTGTACTTCTGAGAATACTTACGGCGATACAACTACAACTTACACAGTTGAAACTACTGATACCTACACAGCGTCTCAATTAATCAATGCTGCTGACATCGCTCGCCATTGCCAAGAGAACAGCCGCTATGTGCTTGAAAGCATCATGCGCTTGATGGATGTATTGGACAGAAAAGTGGCTTCTGCTGCTGCTGTTCAAGCGGTTGCTGCTATTGGTAACTGGGGAACTGATGTTGAAGGTTTCTACACTGTAACAAGCGATTGTTTGGTGATTGATACAATTAACGGAAATGAGCCTAACCCTTTCGCAATCGCTGACATTCAGCAAGCAACAAGAATGGCTAACTATCCTGCTGCTCCAATTGCTTTTGGCGGTGCTGCAATGCAGAGATATGCTAATGCTATGGCAGCAGGATGCTGCACTCAGTACGGCATCGACTTACTTGCAATCACTCAGCAAAACGGCTTCGGCTTTGCTTACGATTCAAGATTAGCGGCTGCGCAAGGTGACCAAACTCACGCATTGATAACAACAGCAGGAGCAATCCAATGGTTGTCATTTAACTTAGCTGAGTGGAATGCAGGCATCACTCCAGTAGCAGGAAGCAACTACTCTAAGACTTTGGTGTTTACACCAGCAGGCTTACCAGTTGATTTGACTATGAAGGATGATTGCGGTAACTTATCAATTGTAATGACTACAACTGGAATCATCGCAGCATTGCCGACTGACATCTACGAAGCATCAGATAAGTTTGCAGGTGTGAACTATGTAAACTGCGTTTCAATTGTAAACCCGTAGTTGACTCACAGCCTCTACTGAGCGAAGATTCAGATGAGCTGTTGAGTGAAGGCGGAGATAATCTTCTTACGCAATAAATTGGAGAGGTGTATGCCTCTCCTTTTTTTTTTATATTTGCTAAAAAATATCTAATTGAAATGTGCTACGATAAACTTTTAGGATTGAAGGGGTGCGATAGACCTGAGCCAACAACGGGGCTATATATAGATGATTTAGGTATCAATCAAACTTTACTTGGGCAGCTAATCACTAATCAATATATGAGCGGAGTTGAGCTATTTGATGCTAAGCTCGCTTTTGCTTGGCGCAAAATGTCAAGCGATATGCTTAGCCGCTTATCTCCAATGATGAAGGCTGACACTGTTATTGATAGCAAAAGGATTGGACAAGTATTGACCAACGCAAGCAACATTGACTTAGCTCTTGGTGCAGGAAAGTATGCAGGCATCAGAGTAACAATTGACCCGAATCAACTTAGCTTTTTAAACTTCTACTTGTCGAGCTTGCAGATTGATATATATACGATGTCAGTGCCAGTTCCCATATTGGTATTTGATATGACAACTCAGAAGTTACTTGGCACATTTAATTATCAATCGGAAGCAGTTGAGGAGTTTATCGGCAGGACCTACAAGGCAAATCGCAGGAAGTTAGATTTAGCATTTGTTTATGAGTCGCTATATGACACAACTAAGATGATAACTAAGAAGGGCAGTTGCTACGATTGCGGCGGCGGAATAAGAGCGGTGCATATATGCCCGTTTGTTGATGCAATCGGAATTGAGTTAACGACTGATGGCTACAATGTGCTAAGTTCTAAGACTAAGAAATACACGCAAGGTATGTCGATGGTTTACAATGTAAATTGCGATAGAGAAGCGTGGCTTTGCAGCATCGGCGGCTTGATGGCAATGCCTTTAGCTTATGCGACTGCGGTGGAGATATACGACTACTCACTAACCATTGCACCAACAATTCGCGTGAATACTACTGTTAGCGTTACTAATGACACGATTGTTGAAGCTCGAAACATCGCAGCAACAAGATACAATGAGGAGCTTGCAGCGATGTTGCAAAATATGCGACTGCCTGATGATAGCAACTGCTTTGATTGCAGAAAGAATATGAAGTATGTAACTGCGCTACCATAATGGCAACAGTCAAAGAAGTTAGCGATAGAATTAACTCGCTTTTTTCAGAGTGGAGCGGAGGCTTTACTCCGCTATTTTTAGCGGTGCTTGATATGCGCCGCGAGATGTTTATTCGCATCTTTGGAACAGGAACAAGTGGCGGAAGTAACACAGCAGGGCAGAAAATACCAACTAAGCCTTATACTCCTGCTTACGCAAAGATAAAAGCAAAGAACGGAAGACCACCATTGGAACTAACTGGCTTTTTAAAAAGGTCATTTGCTACCGACCAGTCAAGCGTATTTAATCAGGGCTTCGGTTCAGCAATTTACATTCAAGCGGATGAGGCAGGTAAAGTAGAAGGATTGCAAAAGTTATACGGACCAATCTTTCAACCAACAACAGAGGAGCAAAACAAGATGCTGCAATTGCACGCAGAATTATTAGCAGAACAAATCGCAAATCAAATAAGCAAATAATGAACTTACTACGCACAATAATTGAAAGGCTAAATCAGCGCATCGAGGTAGCTAATATCTTCGATAAGCAGTTTAATCTATGCGAGCTTAACGCAAACGGCAATGATAAAGCGTGGGTGCATTACATAGGCAATGGGCAGGCTGAGGTTGTTACCAACTTCGATGCTAAAAATGGAACATTGTTTTGGGCAAAGCGCAGCAAGGTAACAGTCAACAAGACCGATGCTTACAAGATGAGCGGCTGCAAGCAGTTATATATAACAACCTTTCCATTGACTGCTTATGCGATTGTAAAAAAATCACATCTACCTTGCGACAGCGAAGATGCGCAGGACTGGTTGGCATCAAGAATTTACAAGCTCGCATCAGGCACTGACCCGTTATTCAAGCAGAGCATCGGAGTAATTAACTACGAGGTTGTACCAACGGGCTATATAAACGAGATTAAGACGCTGACCGCTAACTACGAATGGGCTTGCGTTTCGGTTGATGTCGATGTGCAAGTAATCACCAGTTCAGAAGATGGCTGCTACGATACTTGCGCAACGGGCGATATTCCACTACCTGACTTGCAACCTTGCACACCTTGCTTGACTGAGGTTGCAGTTGATGGCGTTACCATTATCGGAAACGGAACGGCAGCAGACCCATTAGTGGCAATTGGCGGCGGAGGCGGAACACCGCTAACCACTCAAGATGAAGGTAGCAACGTAAGCACCAACACAACAACTCTAAACTTTACTGGCGAAGGAGTAACGGCATCACTAATTTCCGCAGGAGTTGTTGAGGTAAATATTGCAGGCGGCGGCGGTGCAGTTGGAACATTGCAGGAAGTTACTGACTTAGGCAATAGCACAACAAACAACATTGACTTCTCAGCTAACGCAGGGCTTTCTTTTGACAATGGTGCTTTCTTTAGGAAAGGAACAACCGATGCAGGCAACGGCGGTGCAAAGGGCACAGCGCAAATCTGCTCAATTAGCTATGAGTTAAAATGGGAAGCAGGGCGGCTTTATTATATGCAGCAGGATGGCTTCACTATTCGCGATGTAACGCATAACTTTACAATAGTTCCGCAAGTAACAGATGATAGCTCTAAGGGCTTTATTGTAGGCTCTAGGTGGTCATTAGATGATGGCACTGTATATCTTTGCTCAGATGATACAATCGGCGCAGCAGTTTGGGCGGTGGTTTCAATTGGTGGCGTTACTTCGGTAACTGGCACAGCTCCGATTGCGTCAAGCGGCGGAGCAACACCCGACATAAGCATAAGCCAAGCAGATGCAACAACAGATGGCTACCTCAGCTCGGCTGATTGGACTACCTTCGATGGCAAGTTCGATGTGCCAACGGGTACTAATGCAGACTACTTAGATGGAACGGGAACACCGACATTGTTTCCACCTATTCCAAGCGGCACAGTTACTTCGGTTAACTCAGGCATTAATATTAATGTTGACAATAGCAATCCTGCTGCACCGATTATTAACTCATTAGCAGATAGATACAAGACAAGTTCAACAACCTCAAACAGCGTAAGCAACGGCTCAAAGAATTTCACTGTTGACATAAATTTATCTTACATACCATTGCAGGAGATATTAGTTGTACATAACCCTGCAAACCATATGCACGGAGAAGTGACAAGCTATGATGCTGCAACGGGTGCGCTTGTTGTGGATATTAAAACGCATACGGGAAGCGGAACTTATACTTCTTGGGTGCTAAATCTTGATGGAACTCCAGTTGACGCTTTAACTGGTAGCGGAACAGCAAACGAAATTGCCTACTTCACAGCAGCAAGAGTCTTGGCATCACTGCCCGTTGCAACCTATCCTTCATTGACTGAGTTAAGTTATGTCAAAGGAGTAACTTCTGCAATTCAAACGCAGATAAATGCGAAAGGCATCGGCACTGTTACCAATGTAAGCGGCACAACACCAATTGCATCAAGCGGAGGTGCAACTCCTGCAATAAGCATTGCAGATGCTGCGGCTGATGGAACAACCAAAGGTGCTGCGGCTTTTACTGCTAATGATTTTGAGGCAGCGGCAGGAGTAATAAGTATTGACTATGCAAACGGGCAAGCAGCAAGCGCAAGCAACAAGGGCTTTTTAACTGCTGCTAATTGGACTACATTTAACAATAAGACTGGCTCAATTTATAAAGACTTAAACAACCAAGCAGCCGTTGTTGGAACAACGGCAAACACAAAAGTTGTAAGTCAGTTAGTGCCTGCAAATACCTTTGCTGTTGGTGATATAATAGAAATAAAATGCAGGTTCGGTAAGACGATTTCAACGGGCTTGACCACCTTAAGAATGTACATCAACACCGCCGATTCGTTGACAGTGCCAGCCGCTACGCTAATTGCAACATCCATAACATCAGCAGGCGCAAACAACTATTTAGGAACAGAAAGGCAAGTGCTGATTAAAAGTGCAACTGTAACTCAGTCAATTAATGCAGCATCAAATTTGTTCAGCGACTTAGGTAACTTTAACGGGGTGCAAACAAATTCTAATATTGATTGGACAGTCAACCAATATATTATCTTTGCAATTCAAAATGCAGTGATTACCGATTCAACAGTTATCTCTTACTTTCAAATTATAAAGCAATGATAAACATAGACATTACAGAAGGGCAGTTTTGCGAAGTGGTAGATGATAAAACCTTCCACCTTGAAACAGAGCAAGGCATTATGCTTATCAGCATTGACCAGTACACCATTAATAACATAACTTTCCCGACCTCAAGCGAGGCGGTTTTCTTTATACTAAACTTTTAGAAACTATTTCATCATGGCAGGAATAAAAATAACAGACTTAACAGCTCTCGCATCAGCAGAAGCAGCAGACTACCTTTGCATCGTAGATGTAAGCGATACCAGTTCATCGCCCGAAGGAACAACAAAAAAGATTGAGGTTGGTAATCTTTTTGAAAGTGGAACTTGGACACCGACATTTAGTGGTTTTTCGGATGCAATAAGTGCAGCTACATTAACATCAGCAATTTATTTAAGAATAGGCAATATTGTAACTTGTCAAATAAATCTAATTATTGTTATGGATTTTACAGCTCCAGAAATTAGTGGGGAATTTGAATTTACTTATCCTATTGCTACAACAACGCCAAATGGAGGTGGCTCATTAAGTTCAAGTAATCTTGAAAATGTATTTAATGGTTCAGTAAGAAATAATAATATAGTAATTTTCTCAGAGGATAGCACTATTGATGCAACCAGGACTTTCCACGCTCTTTTCCAATATGAAATCAATTAGCCCCAAAGGTCTTGAGCTAATAAAATCATTTGAAGGCTTGCGGTTAACTGCTTACCTTTGCAGTGCTAACGTGCCGACTATCGGCTACGGAAGCACCTATTATGCAAATGACCAAAAGGTTAAGATGGGTGATAAGATTACCAAAGAGCAGGCAGATGCGCTCTTGCGTAAAACAGTGCGCGACTTCGAGCAGAATGTTAGCGCACTGCTTAACGGGGCAACAGTCAACCAAAATCAGTTTGATGCGTTGGTGTCTTTTGCTTTTAATCTTGGAACTGGTGCGCTTGCTAAGTCAACATTATTAACTAAAGTCAAAGCGAATCCTGCCGACCCTGCAATCTCAAGAGAGTTTGGAAAGTGGGTGAACGCAGGCGGCAAAAAGGTCAACGGCTTGGTCAAGCGCAGAAGATTAGAGGCAGAACTTTATTTCTCCAAGAGCGTATAAACTCTATGCGAAGAAAAATCAGCAAGTCAAGGCAGATGGTAGATATTGTTGTTAAGCACTGGAGGTCCACAATAGGCTCACTGGTAATTCTATCGAGCGTCTTTGCGCTGATTTTTAAAGCTATTTCAACTGAGACACTTGCCGCAATTGTGGCAGCTATGATTGCCGCAGGATACATCCCTAAAGCCAACCAAGATGATAACTGAAAGAACTGATACTATCGTTACTCTTAGCGACAACTGCATCTTAGGCAAAGGCTGCAAGATGCACACGCATTATGAAGTTTGGCATTATGGCGAGGCAGTGCAAAAGTTCACTATCTTTGGCAAGCAGTACGCAGTTGACCAATGGGGGCAAACCTATGAACTTGCGCACGATTATTATAATATGCCGCACCAAGAAACGCCTATGATTCACGATATTTACGCAAGCGATACAATCACTCCGAGCAGCTCACCTTTCTTGGTGCATCCTAAGCCATATCAGCGCATAGAGATAAAGCCAAAGACAGTAATTGAGCATAAGGATACAATGGATGCGCCAGTGATGGGATTGCTGTTTTCATTTACTATATTACTTACCGCTTATTGGTTATACAATTCGCTTGCTTCTTGGGGGAAACTTTACACTGAACTTCGCCAATGTCTCTACTATACATCTTAGAGAATAGTTTGGATTTGTTCTATGTTGTAACCGATATGGATGGCAACATAATAAGCAACAACAGCTTATTTAAAAGCTATATCAGCCACATCCAACCTAAGAAGATAATAGACATTGTTGACATTGAAACAGACCGCGAAGATTTTATTGAGGCGATAAAAAAAGCCAAGAAGCAATCTCCTGATCCTGCAAGAGTATACGCAAGAACAAAGCATAAGAACTTAGTACATCGTTATAATGTATGGAACTGCTTTGCTATTGGAGACCGCATCACTTTTTTAGGAGTTCAGCTTGTCGATGTTACCTCGATAACTGCGCACGAATATGAAAGGCAGAGAGCATTGCTTGAGGAGTTTCGCTTTATCTTATCGCACGAGTTAAGGCAGCCTTTCGTTAATATCAAACCACTTACTCAGATGCTACGAGATACAAATGTCGATGATGAGAAGATTGCGCTGCTTGAAATGGTGGATGCCTGCGTTGATAAGCTCGATGAGGCAATGCGGCAGTTAATTAAGAAAGCAGCTCGCGAGATATGAGTATTGAGGAGAAGCTATCGCTGCACGTTGTTGAGAACTTTATGCCAGTTTGCGTAGCACTCAATATCTTGGAAGCGGAAGTAAAAGACAAGCGGCTACTGGTCAAGAGCAAAAAGAAACTTTTTAAACTTATAAAAGATGGATTTCAACAAGCTATTAATAACAATCTGCCTCATACTGCTGCTGCTCTTAATTAGAACTTGCGTTAATCAGCCTGCGCCCTGCGAGCTTACATCAACTCGATTCGATGATAGTACAACTATTGCAACTCAGCAGCAGATAATAGCACAGAGCGGCTCTAAAGAGGCAATGCAAGCAAGGCAGATTGCAGCACTTGAACTTAAGTTAGAGAATCCAGTTGAGGTTGTAAAGTTTAAAACACGCACAGTAATTAAAACCGAGTTCAAGGTTGCTGATACAGTTATCATTGACCGAGTGCCGCATATTAGATTGCCTTTAAAGTTTTACAAGGCTGAGAAGTTTTGGGTTATTGGTGGGCAGCTAACTACTAAAGGCAACTTGCAGATTGACTCATTAATTATGAATGCCGATTTCACCTATGCAGTTGGTGATACTATTCGTAAAGGATTATTTAAGCGTAGAGATAAAGTTATCCGTATGCGCATAGATAATCCTAATATGCAGATAACTGGAATGAACAATATCTACATCAAGCAAGAGAAAAAGTGGTATCAAACAACCGCTTTTAAGGTAGGAGTTGGAGCTTTGATTGGCTTCGGAGCTGCTAAGGCGGCGCAATAAGCATAAAATAAATAGACTGATATTCAGCGACTTGCATTGCGAGATAAAATTATTTTGCATTTATTTTAGTTAGTGTATTGCATAATTAAAATATAGTTTTACATTTGCCCTATAATTATTCAATCA